AGATAAAAATTGTGAACGATTAAAACTAGCTAGAATACTTAATGATTTTGGTATGAAGGTAGCAGCTGTTGCAATACTATGTCAGGATGAACGTGTGTTTGAATCTATGATTTCGGCTGGAACCGTCTGCCCAATTGACGGCAAAATTGGATCTGAGGCTATGGCATTATGGTCTAGATACGGACACGAAAGACCAGATTATAAAACATATATTAAACGTATTAAAGATAGAGAAAAAGCAGATTTAAAAGCACAAAAAGAAATGACAAAAGAATTAGATAAACTAGATAAAGAACTTTTAGATGCTGAACCAATTCACAACAAATGATAGATAGATTAATATATAATTTTTTTGGTAAATTGGATAACGCAATATCATTTGTAGAAACTTATGCTATTAAAATGACAGAATGGTGTTGGCATTCTAGAGTTAAGTTATTAAATAAAAGAAGAAAGAGATGAGCAATAAACCTTTAAATATATCAGAGTCAGCTGCCGTACAAATGCCGATGAAGACCGTAGCCTCTCTAATAATTTTAGTTGCTATGGGTGTATTCGCATACACAGAGCTAACTTCAAGACTTGTATCACTGGAGACATCACGTGAGTTGTTTGAAAATGATTTATTAAAAAAATCAGAACAGGTCCCCGTGGACCAGGAGCAACATTTTTTATTAGAAGATTTATATAAATCCGTTGAGAAGATGGAAGAGACTCAAGAAATGAATATGACTAACAAAGTTAATATAGAATTTTTAAGAGATCAATTAGAAAAAGCATTAAGTGATATAGAAGATTTAAAAGATAAGGTAAGGGCAAATGGCAACGGGGCGCATTAATAGAAAAGTATTAGATCACATCGCACAGATAAACAAAGAGAACAAAGCTGCGAGTCTAGCAAAAGATTTAAAAAAAGAAGTAGAAACAGGTAAGCACGGTACACAGAAATATGTACTGAAAGAAGGACCCAACAAAGGTAAAACAGTATGACAGAGCTAGTGGTAGCCCTATTAATGATAATCAACGGAGAGATCAAGGAACACAGAATACAAGAATCTATGTCAGATTGTTTAAAAGGTAAAAGAATTGCAATGCGTGATTCTAAAAAACACATACAATATCAGTGCATAAAGTCTATGGCAGAGACCGAAATTTATTTAGGTGAGAAATCAATTCTTAAACTTATTTTAAAATGATTTGGTTAATGATAATGATAATAGGAGCAGGTTATGCGGTTTATCGTATTAATAAGTTTGTTGATGATGTTAACCCACACAACTTCAGCAGAAGAAACCACAACAAATAATTTAATTAGTCAAGATTTTTCTACAGGTTGGTCTGGTACTGCTACTGGCAGACACGGCAACAGTACAGTTGCTGCTGTTAATAATACATATATTAAGTCTGATGATGTAAGTTTAAAAGACGATGCAAATTTAACTGAGGCACAATTACAAGATGGTTTTACATCAAGCCATTCTTTTAGATATTGGCATTGGAACAATTATAATTCTACAGTTACCTCAACAGTAACAATAACTGGAGCAGATGGTGAAGCAACAACACAAATTAGGACATATAGTTCTACAGGTTGTGGCAGTATTAACTGTGGTAGCTACCAATCTGGATCTGATAATCTGTCTATATCTAGAGGCACTCAAACAGACTTCGATATTAATGTAAGGTATGATTTTACAGACACTTCTAACAGCACAAGTCACTACTCAGTAGATTTAAAAGAACCTTCTCTTACAGTTACATATGAATCAGAACCTATAGATCAATCTATTCAAGATGAGATAAATGAAATCTTTGAAGAATTAGAAATAGGCGTAAGTGAAAATGTAATGGAAGAAATAGAAAATTCTTTTGAAGAAGAGACTTTTACTTTTAACGAGGAGCCACAGTTTGAAATGGAGATGCCTATGGAGATGGAGACATTTACATTTGCAGAAGAATTTATTGAAGAATTTTTTATTGAAATGAATGAAGAATTTTTTATGGAAGATGATGGTATGGAATTTGAAGATGGACCAATGCTTACTTTTGAAAACGAAGAGATAATAGAAGAAATATATGAGGAGTCCAATGAAATCATTGCAACATTCTTACCGATGGTTTCTGAAGAAGAGGAATTTTCATCAGAAGAATCATTCGTCACAGAAGATGGACCCGTATTTATGGAATCAGCCGAGAACGAAGAAACTTTCACTACAGAAACATTTCAAGAAGAAGAAATAACAGAGGAAGAATCTACCATGATGTCTGAAACATTTACAGAAGAAAAATCTACAGAGATGACTGAAGAAGGAGGAGTGGTTGAGGAAGAGCCTACTAAAATTACCGAAGCATCTAATGAAGAAACAAAAGAAGAAGGAGTTAAAGAAGAGAAATCTTCTAGCAATGATACTAAGAAGCCCGTTGTTCAAGCTAAGAAGCTTACCAAACAAAAAAAGATACAACAGGAAAAAGCAATCAAAGCTAACTTGGTAAAAATTATGGATAAAGTAGATAAAGATATAAAAGATATATCAAAGAATTTACAAATTAAAAATATTATTAAGCTAGATGCTATGGTAAGTGACCAAGCATCCCTTGATTCTTATGACATACCCTTCTATAAAAGTAAAAATATATACTTAGATCAATTGCAGATACAGGATATGAGACAGCTATACACTGATGTTAGTTTAAATAATTATATAGCTAATGATCCTGTAGTTATTATGCAAGAAAAACTAAGAAAAATAAATATTAAAAAACAACAAATACTAATAGAACTAGAGGTTTTAAAAAATGGATAAAATAAAAAATCAATTAGCAGGAGTAGCTGCATTACTTGGGGTCATTGCCGCAATCGGTGGTGGTTTTATTAAGTATGGTGAGATTATGACTAAGTTAGAAGTGTTAGAGAGTGCATCTAAAAATATCGACATGAGTTTTTTATCAGAGATAAAAGTATTAGAAGAGAAAGTTAATAAATTAGAAAACGCTGATACATCACATAGTCATGAAGTTGGAGAACATACACACGATACTGAGCATGGTCATACTATTAGCCAAATAAATAAAAAAGAAATTGAATTATTAAAAGTACAAATAGAAGAAATTAAAGTATCAACATCTAACCCATTGGCACAATAATATGAAATTAAGTGGACACTTTAGCTTATCAGAGTTAACAAAATCCCAAACTGCTGTAAGAAAAGGAATAGATAATAAACCTACTCTTGATCATATAGAAAATTTAACAGAACTATGTACACACATATTAGAACCAACACGTAGAAACTTTGGTAAACCTATGGTAATTACTTCTGGATATAGATCAGAAGAATTATGTGAAGCTATTGGCTCGTCTAAGAACAGCCAACATGCTAAAGGTGAAGCAGCAGATTTTGAAATGTTTGGAGTAGACAATAAAGAATTAGCAAAGTACATTAAGAATAACCTAATATATGATCAACTTATATTAGAGTTCTATAATCCAGATGACCCTTCAAGCGGATGGGTCCATTGCTCATATAATAAAGAAGAGAATAGAAAGCAATCATTATTATATAATGGTAAAGATTATACGGAATGGCTTACTTAAATATAAATTAAAAAATAAATAAAAAAGGGGAGCCGTATAGACTCCCCAGCAGGCAACATAAAGGGCTCCTTTTAGGGAGCCTTTTTTTTGGCGACACTTATACCAAAACTTTAAATCTTCTGTATCATTTGTTTGATATCATCCTCTAGTTTTTTACCAGTAGAATTTGCATGATTAATAATTGCAGCACATAAGTTAGCTTGGTATTTAAAATCTTTAAGTGCCTCCCTTATTTTACCCACTGGCTTTCCACCATAATCAATTACAATAGCATTATCTTTATTGAGACCAATCTTTAATTCAAATAATAAACCTGTATGTTTACTTATATTATTTTTTTGCATTCACATCCTCCGCCTGTTTCTTAACAAAGTCTGCATGTATTTTAGGATCTAATTGATTTAATACAACTATCATATTCATAAGTTTTACAACTTCTGCATATGGTCTAGTCATAAGATATTTCATTATCTCCTGTAGTTGCATAGAATCTATTAAGTAAGTTCTAGATCCTATACTGTTCTGTCCTTTCTCTTTAGTCATTATGTTCTCCAAAGTGTTTATGTATTGTTTTTATATTTTCTTCTGCAGTAGATATTACATTTATTAGTTTATCTAGTTCTTCTGTAAATTGAGGATGCTCACCAATTGCAACAGGATTATCTAAATACACAGAAGCTTTAGCTTTAGCATCAGATATTTGTGCTGTGTACTTATCATGCAATGCATCTAAAAATTCCTCTCTCATTCTTGCCCCCTAAATTGATAATACTTATCCTCAATAAGATCAGCATCATCTAAGTAAGGATTAAATTTAGCTTGTACAGATTCTTTTGCATCTCTTATTGTTTGGTTAAGTGTCCGACCTTGTTTTAAACAACCTGCTACAAAGTCTTCTACCTCTATTATTGCTTGCTTAACTTGCCCCATGTTTGACCTCCTTTACTAGTCTATTTAAATACCATTGTGCTTTTTCTAAATCTTCTAATGGTTCTCCTTTAAATTTATATCTTGAAACATATTTCAAAACATTTCCTTTTAAGTATCCATGGTACTCATCACTAGTCATACAATCTCGTATAACATCTATAGTTTCTTTCTTACCATGTTTATAATGTGCAGGTGAATTTACATTATCAAACTTAACTTCATTCTCATATGACATATCATGACTATGATCTATCTTTTTTAAATAGACACGTTTATCTTTTACCATATCTTCTCCGTACTGTATTATACTCTATCATTTCTAGATCATACTCTCCTTTATTTACATTACGTTTAACTATTAGCCCACTCCACCACATTCGTTGGGTAGCCTTAGCATAGTTTTCTTTATGATGCAAATAACATCCTGCAGATAGCCCCATAAGTTTTTTACCAGAAGGTAAGGCACACATGGCATAATCAAATGTATGTATATGACCTACAGTAGATGACACTTTATTTTTTATTAATAAAGAACGAGCAATGTTGTCACCACTAACAGGCTTGCCCATAACACCAGTAGGATAGTTATGGCAATAGTATATACCATCGACCACAATAGGTTTTTGATACTCATGAACTTCCCAACCATACTCTTTAAATTTAAGATCATCTGTACTAATTGTCCCATCAAGTTCTGGTATTTCATCTACTGTTCTATCTATCCTATCTTCATGATTACCAAGTAGCATGATTTTTCTTGGTCGTCTTCCATTAAGACCTTTATTAAATTTACCCAATGCATCATGAGCATGGTCTATATCTTTTTTATATCTTCTACCTTCAAATGATTTTTTACCTTTATCATAACTAGAA